AAATTGGCAGATATGGTTCACAAATCGCCTGAACACTTGCAAAAAGTATCAGATTTTGCTTTTAAAAGAGCTGTAAAACATAGGTAAGAGATGGATTACGAAACTGATTTTATGAAGTCCGGTTTTCTATTTCGTAATCCCAACGAAAAGGGTCGGTGTGGATGCGGAAATTCATTTAATGTCTAACGAGTTGTGCGGAGCTTTTACCAATTATATCAATGCGGTACATCTGGTTTTGATAACATACTGCATTCAAATCTAAATGATAAAAAAATATACTTGACATTACGAAATCAATGCTATATAGTATGATATGAGTTGCCATTGTGGGGCTCACATCATAACTCGCTTAATAGGAGAAATATATGAACACTTTAATTGGAGACTTTACTAAGTACGACCCATTTTTCATCGGATTTGATGACGTATGGAAGCGCTTAAACCTCGCCGCAAGTCAGACCACGACCGCGGCAACTTATCCTCCGTATAACATTCGCAAGATCGAAGACAATCGATACGTACTAGAACTGGCTGTTGCTGGATTCGCGCGCACCGATATAGACATCGATATTGCCGCCGGCGTGCTAAAGATTGTCGGTAAGATCAATCACGTAGAGAAGGAATCTCGTTTTCTGCACCGAGGTATCGCCGAACGAGCCTTTACGCGCACATTCAATTTGGCCGATAATGTCAAAGTACAAAATGCCGAAATGACCGACGGTATGCTTCGAATTTGGCTTGAAGCCGTTGTGCCTGAACACAAGAAGCCCAAGAAGATTCCTATCGGCGATGGTTCCGGAGTCAAGTCGACCAAATCCGAATTTCTGGCAGAATAAGACAATGAAAACTTTTCATAGGCATAGGGTAATTGGTCCGCTAATATTGAGTGTAATTTCTCGCGTTAAGAAATACTTTGCTCGAACCTATACTAGTGATATTGATCAGTATCTAAGTAATTCGGTCGATCACTGCGATCTTGAAAATCGTATGAATATCCTAGCGAGAAATAATATGAAGGGTCATAGACGCTTCTATTCATGATAGAAATCAAATGTCCTAAGCTATGTTAGGATGATAACTTAGGACATTTGTCTACCAAACATATATATTTTATAATGGATGGCGAATTTCAATGGCAGGCGGTATTACCGCTTGACAAGGACTCAATAATATAGTATAGTCATAATATGAACTTTTATACTAGTGCTATTGAGAGCCGCGGTCAGATTCTGTTACGCGGATATGAGAACGGTCGGCAATTCACTCGCAAGGTGAAATACGAACCCACATTATTTGTTCCTAACAATAAGCCCGATTCTCCCTGGAAGTCTATTCATGGTAAGCCTCTTGCGCCAATGGTCTTCCCATCAATATATGACGCAAAGGAATTCTCAAAGAAATACGAGAACGTAACGAAATTTGAGATATGTGGGTTAACCCGTTTCGTATACGCATATCTCAATGAAGAATACTTAGGAGAAGTTCGATATGATCGCGAATTGATTCGAGTAGTCAACATCGATATCGAGGTCGCATCGAACAATGGCTTTCCGTCCGTTGACGCCGCGACTCAAGAAATCACAGCCATCACACTTAAAAAAAATAATATATTTTACGTATTTGGTTGTGGCGTATTCAATACGAATAGAGCAGATGTTAAGTATGTTCGCTGTAAGAACGAGCGCGAACTTCTATTGGCATTCATTGCGGAGTGGAGTCGAGGTGGATATCCTGACGCAGTGACTGGTTGGAATATTGCGTACTTTGATATTCCATACATTATCAATCGAATGAAGCATATATTTGAACAGTCTACAATTGAGCAGCTATCTCCATGGAAAGCCTTTAGTAGTCGCGTCGTTAAGATAAACGGACGCGAAAACACCACAATTTCTATTTTGGGTGTAGCCACTCTCGACTACCTCGAAATGTACCGTAAATTTACGTACACTCAGCAAGAATCATATCGTCTGGATGATATAGCGCAAATCGAGTTGGGTGATCAAAAGCTTGACTATTCGGAATATGAAACTCTACATGAATTATATGAGAAGAACTTTCAAAAATTCATAGAGTATAATATCCATGACGTTGATATTGTCGATCGGCTAGACGACAAGATGAAGCTGATTGATATGGTACTCACTCTAGCATATGATGCGAAAGTCAATTATGAAGATGTATTTTCGCAAGTACGCATGTGGGATGTCCTAATTCACAATCATTTGTGGGCCAAGAATATCGCGGTTCCGCCCAACAAGGAATATAAAAAAGACGCGACGTATACGGGAGGCCACGTTAAGTTTCCTAAGATCGGTATGCACGATTGGATTGTCTCGTTCGATTTGAATTCGCTATATCCTCATTTGATCATGCAGTTCAATGTCGGACCTGACACTATATCAGGACTTGGTTCTCCGGGCACGGCAATCAAGGATATTGATATTAGTATAGATGATCTTCTAGATGAGAATAAAGAGCTACCGATCATCGAGGGCCATAGCCTAGCGGCCAATGGCGTCTATTTCTCAAACGAGAGGTGTAGCTTTTTAGCTGAAATGTTGCAACGTCTATATGAAGATCGTGCGCGATATAAAATTAAAATGATTGAAGCGCAGAAAGCATATGAAACTGAGATTGATAAAAAGAAGAAGCGTGAGCTAATTAAGAACATATCTCGGTATAAGAATATGCAGATGGCCAAGAAAATTCAATTGAATAGTAGCTATGGTGCTATCGGCAATCCACATTTTAGATATTTCGATTTGCGACTGGCTATGGCGATTACTCTAGGCGGGCAGCTAGCTATTCGTTGGGCCGAGAATGGCATAAATAAATATATGAATACACTATTAGGAACACAGTCATATGACTACGTTATTGCGGCGGATACAGATTCTCTATATATCGACTTTAGTGGGCTGGTACGTAAGGTCTTTAAAGATCCAAGCGCTGTATCAAAGGCTCGCGTGGTCTCCTTTCTGGATGATGTGGCTAGAGAAAAATTTAAACCGCTTATCGATTTACTGTATAAGAATCTTGCTATTCGGACAAATTCGTTCCAACAGAAAATGAACATGACCCGCGAGTCGATTGCGGATCGAGGACTATGGACAGCTAAGAAGCGATACATTCTAAACGTATACGACTCCGAGGGCGTGCGCTACAACGAGCCTAAGTTAAAGATCATGGGCATCGAAGCCGTGAAATCATCTACGCCAAAATCATGTAGATCAGCCATTAAGACTGCCATAAATATCATTATGACTGGCACGCAAGAATCATTGCATGAATATATTATTCAATTTCGCAAGGAGTTTAATACTTTACGATTTGAGGACATTGCGTTTCCGCGCGGAATAAATTCGGAGTTATATAAACAAGACGGCGGCGGCGATCAAGCTCAACGGCAACTTCCCGGGCAATCCTCTCCTCGCGACACTGTTCCCATTCACGTTCGCGGCGCTCTATTATTCAATAAGAGTATTAAGAGTCTTAACTTGACGCGCAAATATGAGTTGATCAAAAGTGGAGAGAAGATTAAATTCTGCTATCTTCTTCTTCCCAATCCCCTGAATGATAATGTAATTTCAATTTTATCCACGTTACCCAAAGAATTTAATCTAGATAAATATATCGACTATGACACACAATTCGACAAGGCTTTTCTAGGCCCGATGCGTACTATTCTCAATGCAATCAAATGGTCAGAAGAAAAGATAAACACAGTTGAGGACTTCTTCGCATGACGGCACATACAATAGTAATTCCCGCAGAATACCAGGCTTTCGATTATGGATTTTCCGGAGTAGATTCACCCGAAGTTAGAGTCGAAGTACCTGTAGCAGTTTCTCCTGGCTCTCCAGCACTTGAAGATAAAATTGACGATCTAAAAAACAAGATCGATGTCCTATCGAAGCTCATGTATCGACTTGAAGAAACAGATAATGAAAATACAAATGAAGCTGAGCTACGCGACAAGATTCGTATGCTAGAAGCCATTACTGTACCTCTTCTTAATAATCTTCTTAAGACAGCAGATAAGGATTATATTTTTTGGCCTAATCGTGGACCTACCATCGAGAAACAGTTACAGAAGGTTCTTGAAATTACTCGCGGTAAATGAAAAACAAATCTTCAATTGAGATAGACAGTGTATTGGCACTGTCGGCAGGTATAGCAATATCTGCGATCTCTGCATGGTATTCTATAATAGGGCTTACCGCTATATTTGCTGGTGCGTTTTGGTCTATCGTAATCATGGGTGCCACGTTAGAAGTGGGTAAAATAATTACGGTGACCTATCTCTATCGAAACTGGAAATCATTATCATTATTCATAACAGCGTATTTTATATCGGCCGCAGCGATTCTAATGGCCATAACAAGCATGGGCACATTTGGATATTTAAGTAGGGCTCATATCGAACATACATCTGACTCACAAAATATAGTTGCGAAATTAGAACGTATAGATCAGATGATTGCCCGCGAACGTGAGCACATAGTTCGTACTGAGCGAGTACTATCTCAGCTTGACGCGAGTATCAACAGTCTGATTGAACAGAAGTATGTGGTAGTAGGATTAGATGCTAGACGCAAACAAGAAGGTGAGCGTAAGGATATAGCCGAAAGAATTAGAGAATATCAGACCACTATCGATAAGCTTACGGACGAAAAGATCCCTCTACAGCAATCGCTGCGGGATACTCAGCGAGAAATTGGACCTATTCGATATGTCGCTGAGTTGATATATGGATCAAGCGATACTGAATTAATGGAAAGATCAATTCGAGGAATCATCATATTGTTGGTTCTTGTGCTTGATCCTCTAGCCATATTGCTAATTATGGTATCGACACGTAGATCAATTCCAGACGTGGCCATGTCTAAAATTAAATATAACAAGTGGCTTAAAGAAAACGCAAACGCCGTAGAGACAGATGGAAACGAATGGAATAATGTGGGAGTGGTAATTAGGAAAAAAACAACTTTACAATGAACAGTAATTGCGCTATACTAAACTAGGAGTAAGAAATGCTCTTAAAGAGATTGAAGAAACTGTTAACTTCATGGACCTTGAATCAGACACAGATATTGAACTAACAAAAATTGAAGTAGACGCCAAGGAACCAACTCTATGACCAATCCTTTCAAGGATCAAGAAAAATTCATGCAGGCCTGTGATCAAAGCACAGGCTTTTACAACAAACAACAATTTAAACTATACACCAGTCTCATTGAGGAAGAAGTAAACGAGTTGTTTGCTGCCTCGCGTGACGAAGACACAATAGAACAGCTAGATGCTTTAGTTGATATCCTTGTTGTTACCATTGGTGCTATTCACAGCCTGGGAGCCAACGGCGAAGGCGCGTGGAACGAAGTAATGCGAAGCAATTTTGCCAAGATTGATGCTGCTACCGGCAAGGTACGCAAGAGAGATGACGGCAAAGTTCTTAAACCAGAAGGCTGGAAGCCTCCTGAGTTAGAATCATTTTTGGAGAAGTGATTATGCGCTGGCGCATGGTCTAAATATCTATACAGAAAGTAATTTATTATGGCTAAGGCAAAAAGCAATTTCTTCCGCAATATGGTTAATGATATTGGTGACATCGATACTCATATTATGGACGATGGGCTAAACTCTTCTGAATTTACGGGAACGATTGATACTGGCTCGTATATCCTAAACGCAGCTATTTCTGGTAGTATCTACGGTGGTGTGCCGGATAACAAGATTATTGCGATTGCGGGCGAAACGGCAACAGGCAAGACATTCTTTGTTCTTGGTATTGTAAAGCAGTTCCTAGATGATAATCCCGAAGCCGGTGTGATATATTACGATACCGAAGCGGCTGTCACAAAATCCATGATGGTTGATCGTGGAATCGACACCTCTCGCGTCATTGTGTCAGAACAAACTACGGTGCAGGGCTTTCGAACTCATGTTATGCGAACGCTAGATAAGTATATCGCAAACGACGTGTCGACGCGGCCACCCATGATGATCGTTCTAGATTCTCTGGGAATGCTTTCAACGGAGAAAGAAATTTCAGATATCGGAGAAGGTAAAGATGCTCGCGACATGACTCGGGCTCAACTTATTCGAGGTACATTTCGTGCGCTATCTCTACGAATTGCAAAAGCTCGCTCGCCCATGCTAATCACAAATCATACATATGCTGTAATTGGTGCTTATGTCCCGCAGCAAGAGATTAGTGGCGGA